GAAGGAACTAAGATCTTCAAAGACTTCCTTGCTCAAAAATTCAACATCTACATGTTCAAATATCCCGAGCATTCCGACATGCTCAAAAATCTCTTCGATGAGATCACTAAAGAAATGCACCATGATGATGACAATCCATACCATGACTTAAATGATGCCCCAGAGCACTATCCAGAAGAGAAGTAAAGGGGCCCTGCCGCTTTGAAAACTTCTTTGTTGTTATAGGCAACCCTTAAAGGTCTTAAGAACGTTTCCCAGTTCTGGCTTTTAAGGGTTTTTTTATTAATGAACATAAAAACACGGCAAAAGTCTGAGCGAACATCTCTCTTGCCTGATGGCTTAGAGTTTCATGAAGACCACACTCATAAGCATAAGCGTGCCCCACCTCATGCCAAAAAGCCTTAGCTAAAGCTTTCCCGCTCAAAGAAGCATCAAGCACGATCTCGTAATTATGAAGATCGGCATAACCCTCAAGCCCATCATCCTCCATCAAATTACTCTTCCTAGCTATCTTGTAAGCGACGCCTAAGATTTTGATCTCTCTCATCACTTCACCATATTAAAGAAGATTTGTTTGATGTGCTCTAAGAACTCGTTAACGCTCATATTCCTCTTGGCCCAATTACACTGAGAGCAGCAGGCCACACAGTTTGAAAGCACGTAGCCTTTTTCTGAATTGAGGCGATCAATGCCGTTTAGAACCTCTTCAGATTCAACGGCACCAATCGCCCGGCCATGAGACCATTTGTTCCTCTTGAATCTTTTGGGGGGCGATCCGCAGTAATGGCACCTAAGAGACGCGACCGCTAAGAACTCTTCATCCGTTAGCTTCCACTCAATGCCCCGTCTCTTGGCATTGTCCACATACTCTCTGCGATAATGGAAAAAAAGGCGGAACCTCTTCTTTGCCACTGCCCTAAACTTAAGAGACCCATCCCCCCAACCAGTAGTCCAGTTTCGAAAAACGCCAGACCTAAGCCTTGATCATTTGCTTTTTTAAAAAATAGGCTATCCAATATTGCTATGCGGCTTTATCGGGTTAAGTGTGCATGCGGCTGTGGAAAGACCTGGCTTCAATCCAAAGGATGCCAGAGCAAGTATTTTTCAGAGATACACATGAACGCTAACCCAGAAATGGCTAGACCAAAGAAGCCACTCTCGGCAAAATCAATGTGGCGAAAGCGTAAAGAACTCCTTCAAATGGCGAGGCAATCCCTTGGATAGTTACTTCGATGACAAAAAAAGAAAATATGTGGTCCGCGCTGATGGCTCTAAACAAGAGTTCCCGGAAAAACCTGGCATGATGGACTATATGAAAGAAGCCTTCCAACCCTCAGACACAAGAGCACAACTCGAAGCCTTGAGGAAAAAAAGACAGTCTAGCTCTGGTGGGTCTAGCTACTAATGACTGATTTGGAGCGCGAGGCTTTGAGAAAAAAACGCGGACTCTCGGAGCTTTCTCAAAAGCAAAAGCAGATTCTCTCAGACTATCTCCAAAACTCGCCATATAAGCGGATTGACAAGGACCTTGAAAATGAAGGCGGGTTTTATGGAGCGAAAGCCGATGATTTTGGAGCCATGTTGGAGGGCCGGGGAAAGTTTCGTGGCTCTGATCGCTACGCTAGTAATCTTGGAGAGAGCCTAGATTCTGTCTTTGGCGCACCAGCAAGGACATCCATTGATAGGCTTCAAGAGGGCAATATTAAGGCAGCTCTTGTTGACGCCATGGCGCAGGTCGGGAGAGATCCCGAAGAGGCGCCTACTGGTGTGGATATTGCCTCTAAGGTGACCGACAATCCTTACTTAGGTGCAGGTCTTGCCACGGCGGTAGACCTTGGAGCGCAAGTGCCAATGCCTTTTAGTCCAGGTGTTGTTGGCAAAGTAAAAAGCATAGTTCCTGAAGCTGAAGCAATACTTTCTAAGATCAAAACCCCTGAGCAAGCTGTAGCGCTTAAGGGCGCAGAGCGTGAACAGTACTTAAAAGCTCTTGATGAAGTCTATGGCGATAGAGCGAAGAGAGCTAAGGACATGGGGTTTGGGGATAAGACTTGGTATCATGGATCAACGGTTGATATTCCAGCTTTCAAAAACGATGCAAAGGGCTTAAGCACGGGCGCTCAGAGTGCAAAAAGAGGTTTTTTCTTTGCAGATGATCCATCAACGGCCAGCGACTATGCCGACCTGGCCAGAGAAAAAGGAGTGATCAGAGAAGGCGACAAGGTCACTACTAAATGGATGAGTGACTCCTATGAGGAGCCAGACCAATTAAAGTATTGGGATGTAGATCGCGCAAAAGATGCATGGAGGGAAGCAAATGAGCGAACTGATGACTATTTAGCAAAGAAAAAAGCAGAGTTAGCCAAAAATTTAGCGGACTGGGATAAAAACAAATCTATGCCAGAGGACTCTGCCTTTTATCATGCGAGAAAAAGGGACGATGGTTCATTGACGCCATTGGCAGAATGGATTGATGCAAAAAAAGAGGCTATCTCCAAAAGATACAACCAGTTTTATGGCAGCCTCAAGCCAGCGACTCCTCAGGAAATTTCCGAAAAGGAAAAAGCGTTTTTTGAAGCGTATAAACAATACTTTAATACCTCGCCCGAGGTTGCTGAAAAAACTCATTCTATTTACCTGGACACTAAAAATCTGAAAGAGCGCGAAATATTACAGCGAGCGGCTGAGGCTGGCCGTGATTTAGAGAGATCGACCGGCCAAAATGTTTTGCCTGTAAAGCTCAGGCCACAAGAGGGCAAAAAGATCCGCGCAAAAAATTATGGCGGCACGGGCTATCGCGATGAGTCTTATGCCGACATTATGCAAAAGGCGATGGATGAGGGCCAAGGCGGCGTCTTGTTTAAGAATACATATGATCCAGCTGATCCAAATAACCGAGTGTTGCAAAACATAGCGGCAGTCTTTGAGCCCAACCAAATCAGATCAGTCAACGCCGCCTTCGATCCTAGATTCAAAGACTCTGACCTTCTCTTAGCTGGCAAAGCCGGAGTCAATCCAGCAGATCTGCCAAGTCCACTCATTTCAGCAATCAGGCAAAAGCGTGAAGAAAAAAACAGAAACAAGTGAGCACATCGCCCACATCATCGGACAGTTCTTCTCCTGCACCCTCTCCAAAGACGGTGGAGGAAAGATCACCTTCGAGTTTGGTGCAGACTCTCTTGCTGCGATCCAGCAAATTCAGACCTGGCACAATGAGCAACCATCAAATTTTGCCATTGCCATAAAACCGCTTGAAAACTAGTCCTAACGCTAAATATCATTTTAATGTAAAGTAAGAATAATATGCCTTTTCAAAAGGGAAAGCCTAGACATCCGAATGCTGGAAGGAAGAAGGGGACGCCGAACAAGCGGACCTTTGACGCCAATGCTCTTGCTGAAGAGATGGGTGTTGATCCTTTAAAGGTTCTACTTAGCCTTTGTTCTCATCGTGATCCGGGAATTCAGTTAGGTGCTGCGAAAGAGGCGGCAAAATACCTTTACACTCAAAAGAGAGCTGTAGAAGTCTCAGGGAATGCCGAAAGTCCGCTCAAGGTCGAGTCTAGCCAAGTTGAAGAAGTTGTTTCAGTCCTTAAGGCAATCATTGATACTAAGATCAATGAAAGAAAAGGCTAAAAAGCCTCAGCATGAGATCTTAGTCACCAAAGACAAACTCACTTCCCACAACTTAAGTCCTACATCGATAGAGCTATTTGAGCTTATGCACCTGACCTCATGTGAGCATGCGGTCAAGCGGTGGAAGCCTGAATGGATATGCTGCCCTGTCTGTGGCGAAGCGTTTCAATATTCGATAGACTCAGGCGGAGTGATTGCTATTCAGCCACATAAGCCACGGAGGGATATTCTAATATGAGCTATGATGACCGATGTCTCGTTGACCTAATTAACAAACGCTTTGATGACACGCTTGCCAACATATCAGCCTTAAAAGCTGACATGCTGAGGGAGACCGAAAATCTAAGGGGAAGAATCAAGGAAGTGGAAACCCAAGATCAGGCTCAGCACGCTGAGTTAAAGACTGACGTGGATTCACTAAAGAATGTTAAGTGGATGCTTACGGGGGCTGCGAGTGCTGCGGTAGTGATTGCCCAGGTGCTCTTTAAACTTATTGAGCGATTTATCTGACATCTTTCAAAAGATAGACAGGCTTGAGGATCTCCTTAAGGTCAATGCCGCAAGGGAGCTGTCAAACAAGCTCTTCCTTGAGGACTTCTTTCTCTTTGCTAAACACTGCCTTGGATACAAGGACCTCGAGTGGGAAGTTCATAAAGAGGCCGTTCGGACCCTAGAATCAAATGCCAAGAAGAAGATTGTGGTGCTCCCTCGCGGATCCTTCAAAAGCTCTCTTGGCTCTGTGGCCTATCCCATATGGCGACTCATGAAAGACCCGAACCTCACAATCCTGCTCGATTCTGAGATCTACACCAACTCTAAGAACTTCCTTCGAGAGATTAAGGGACACTTTGCCTCAAAAGCCTTTATGACCTTCTTCGGCAACCAGATTGGACCTAAGTGGGATGAGGGAGAGATCATCATAAGCTCAAGGACCAGGAACAGGAAGGAAGCCTCAATCACCGTTGGTGGAATAGAGACGACCAAAGTCGGGCAGCACTATGACCTCATCATTGGTGATGATTATAACTCATCGCAGAATTCAGATAGTCCAGAGAAGTGTCAGAAGGTGATTGATCATTTCAAGTACAACTTGAACATTCTCAATCCTGGTGGTGAGTATTTAATCATAGGCACCAGGTATGCTGAGCTTGATGTCATCGGCTTTTTGCTTTCTAATGTTTTAGAAGAGAAATATCTGGCTGAGGGCAAGCTTTTAAGGGGCGGGCCCAATGTTGATAACCAGATTGAGCCTGACGGTATCATATAATGGGGGAAATTAATGGCTACGGTTTACATTACAGAATATGCACTCATGCCCAGTGATCAGAACAACCGACCTGTTCCGATTGGGTACGAGCCAGCCATTGCTTACCAGACGGTAGCGATTGGTGGTGGTTCTTTACAGTCTGCCGCATTTAACGCCCTGACTCGATTTGTTCGCATTCACTGTGATGCCATCTGCTCGATTAAGTTTGGCACTAATCCAACGGCTGTGACCACAGAGAGTAGGCTTGCGGCGAATCAAACAGAGTTCTTTGGTATCCAGGGTGATCGGACATACAAGGTCGCCGTTATCTCAAACACTTAAAGGATATATATGCTAGTGCAAGTGCCTCCCTCAGATGTGCTGAAGGATCTTTTAAAATTCCTCGATGCCATTGGTGACAAGGAGTCTTTAAAGAAGTCAGTGAATGATCTCTCTCAGCTTCGAGACTCGATTGCTGAAGAGAAGAAAAAGAACGAGCAAGCGCTGTCTGACATCGCAAAGAAACAAGAAGAGCTTCAAAAGGCTGAAGATCGGCTTGCGAAGGTGAAAGAGGCGACTGACTTGAAAGCGTTTGAAGCGCAATCAAGAGAGTCTAAGGTTTTAGCTGATGCTCAAGAGGCATCAAAGGCAAAGGCTGAAGCACTTGCTTTAAAGGCCTTGGCTGAGAAAGAGCTAAAGGATGCTCGTGAAGAGGCAGCTAAGGTGAAGGCTTTGGCTGATCAAGCGATGGCAGATGCCAAGCAAGAGAAAATGATGGCTGATGCTTTAAAAGCTGAATACGATTCCAAAGTTACAAAACTTAAGCAGTTGATCTGAGGTGCTAAATGAGTAAGGGCAACACGACAGAAAATGATGTTTTAGAATATGTGTTTAAAGCTACGGCATTTAGCTGGGATGCCAACACCAATCTTTATGTAAGCCTTCATACGGCTGACCCTGGAGAGGGTGGATCTCAGACAACAAGTGAGTGTGCATTTGGTTCTTATGCTCGTGTGACGGTTTCTAGATCCGGCACTGGTTGGACCGTGACCGGAAACACTGCGACCAATGCCGCGACCATTTCCTTTCCTGAGTGCACCTCGGGATCCGAGACGGTCACTTATGTGGCGATTGGAACTGCGTCGAGCGGAGCGGGTCAGATTCTTTATTCAGGCGCCCTTACATCCTCTCGAGCGGTAAGCTCTGGGATTACACTCCAGTTTGCAGCTGGCGCCCTAGACATCACTGAGGACTAAGAATGATTACGGCAAGAGAAGCGGCTCAGGTGCTTAAGGGTAGTGCTGCGGAAAAGCGTCAGCTCTTTGACAAGCTTACGCACTGGGCTGTCATTGGGGAGCTTCCAGAGTGGGGTCCATCAATCCTTGAGGCTTTAAAGAAAGATTTAATGCCAGAGAAAAAGGTTGTTGAAATGAGCGCAACCATGAAAGGTGTTGGTGGTGCCGGGGTTTAATGGTCTTTGGGAATATAACCAAACCATGGAGCTTAGGCCTCCTCATTATTCTACGTGGAGGAAGACTCCCTCTCAGGTGACAACGTCAGGCATTTGGTTTGACATGTCCATGAGTCCTGGCAATCCAAACCCACAGTATTATGCGGCCACCCCCTTGATTGCTCAGCAAATGAAAAAGTCCACAGACGGTGGGATCAATCATGGTGGCGACGCCTCGCCGTACTATAAACATTTAAAGCGTTTTTTGATTATGAGTGCGTCGGCCACGGGGCTACCGATGCCATTCATTCTTGCTGATTATCTGCTCTTTTATCCTTTCGTTGATACGGGTACGAACGATGCACAGACGATGACCAATTCTGTGACTTTGCCTAGATATACGGATGGCAAGGGTGTGCAGATGATGGCGGTGAGTGTTGCTGCGAACTCTGGAACTCAGCCAAGCTTTGTTGTTTCGTACACCAATCAGGATGGGACGAGTGGAAAGACCACGCCGACCTGTAATCTAAACACAGCAACGGCCAACGGATCGATTGTTTCGGCCAGCGCGACGGCAGCGGTGTCAACGGGGTGTTTTATCCCGCTTGCCAGCGGAGACACTGGCGTTAGAAGTGTTGAAAGCGTGACATTCACTAGTGGCACTGATGTTGGCTTGTTCTCCCTTGTGCTTGTAAAGCCGCTCATCACATCTGTTCTTTTGGAGCAGACTGCACCTACAGAGGTTGAGTGCATAAGCATGCAGTCTCAGCTTCCTCGAATTTATGACGATGCCTTTTTAAATTTAATTGTACTGCCTCAAGGTTCTTTATCTGCCGTGGCTTTTCATGGCGAGATAGAGACCGTGTGGAATTAGGAGTAAGAAATGCCAGGTTTTTCAAGTTGGGATGATTTCATACAGGAAGCAACGGCGAACGGGAAAACCTATCGTCAGGACTGGAATAAGAACTTCTTACCGACAACCGCTGCCGTAGCTGGTGAGTGGTTTTGCTTAGCTCGTGGCGGTGGAAACCCTGCGGCTGATGCTCTTTTCAACACGGGCACCAACTTAACTTTCAACCAGGTGACAGACTCAACGTCGAATGCCGCGAGCATTCAGCATGGTGGAGCGGTTGCACCAGACTATAAGTATGTTGCCAATGCTTCGGCCTTTTCTGCGGCAGCAACCACGCAGCCATCTGTCCTTATGCTTGTTGACTTAATTGGTTATACGAGAGTGACGTCAACAACGACGACGACCGCCCAAACAATCACAAACACACTGACCACAATTTCTACTTTTACGGCTGACGCCTCAACGGATACGCTGACTCATTCAGCCTATGCTCTTCTGCCATATACAAAAGTAAGGCTGACCACCTCGGTCACGCTTCCGGCGGGTCTTTCTGCTGGTACAGATTATTATGTCATCAAGGTCACGGACACGACCTGTAAGCTTGCAACCTCCTACGCTAATGCCGTGGCGGGGACACAAATCGACATTACAGATGCGGGAACAGGAACGCATAACATCCAGACCCTTTATCCGCGATATACGAATGGTAAGGGAGTGAAGGCTTTTATTTGGAATACGAATGCTACTCCTATGGGAGCCGCAACGCCGAACTTAAGTTTTCCTTCCTATACGAATGACACTTACACGGCGGCACGGGCAACGCCCACAGTTCTACCCATTGGAAAAACGGCTGGAGCAAATGGTCTGATTCTTTATTCTGGAACTGGTGCGGGTAAGTATGGTCCTTTTGTGCCTTTTCAGAACAACGACTCTGGCTATGGCTCTATTGAGCAGGTTCAGCTCTCTGTTTCTTATGTGTCTGGTGAGTTCTCGATTGGTTACTGTAAGCCTCTTTTGACTCTTCCTATGACTACGATTGGTGTGGCGAGTGAGCGAGAGTTTATGTCTCAGGTTCCTGGAGGCTTGCCCAGAATCTATGACGGTGCGGCCCTTTACTGGTTGATATATAATGGAGCTGCGACACCGACCAACTCTGCTTATTATGGTCATTTAGATTTTGCTTGGGGGTAAGGATTAAATGCTCATAGGAAACATGAGCGTTTTAAATAAGTCTCTGGCGCGGTTTACCAATGGAACCGCGACGGCGGGGGCCTATGCTGCAAATACGCGGGCGAACTATTCCAATCCAGCCGTAAATAAGTCCAGAATTATCTATTGGTCCTCAAAGCAATCACGGCCTGATGGTTATAAGATCGGTGACGCCATTTTCCCGCCATTAAAAAGTGGCGGGATTGCATCGACGACAAACATAGCAGGGGCGGGAGCTTTAACGGCAGAGGCGATTTCCGCTAAGCTTGCCGATGCTCTTTTATCTGGCTCTGGGGACCTTTCCGCTGGGCTCAGTGTGATCACTCCTGGAGCTGCGACGATAGCAGGGACAGGCGCCGTGAGTGCTGATGTTCAGGCGGTCTCGGCCTTAACTGTGACGATTACTGGTTCTGGTAGCATTAGTGCTGACTTAAGCGCGGTGGTTCCTATGGAGGCGGTGCTTAGTGGTCAGGCCTCTTTATCGCCAAACCTAACTGGACTTGGAAAGCTTGAGGCAAGTATCACTCCTTTTGCTGATTTAAGTCCTCAGTCTTTGGCCGCTGAGATTTTTGACAACAATGACATTGAGACAAACTTCTCTTTAAGAGAGGCGATGAGGCTTGTGCTCTCGGCCCTTGCTGGCAAAGTGAGTGGAGCTGGGACCTCGACCATTACAATTCGAAGTGTGACTGATGGGACCAACCGGCTTGTTGCAACGGTTGATTCCAATGGGAATAGAAGTTCTGTCACTTATGACGTGGGGGCTGAATAGATGTTTCCAGGGGGCTTTTTTGCTAAGACTTTCTTTGCGGGAACTTACTTTGCTCCAGCTGATGGGGGAGTGAGCCCACCGGCAAGTGATGTGGCTTACTTTAGGCCAATGATTGTCTCAGTCGGAAAACTTTTAACTATTCAGGGTGGTGGCTAATGCCAG